GCTAATGTAGATTTAAGGTTAGCAATCCAAGCATCGTTTGTTATTGCGATACCCATTGACATCTTCCAACCAGCTGTTGAATTCAACTCTAGTGGCCCACCAGCTATTTTATAATCATGATAGATAAATTTAGCATTAGCGTTTTCAAGACCAACTGTAGTGTAAGCTTCCATACCACAAATAAATGTGTTATAGACGTCTTCACCAAGACCAGAAGCATTAGCAGAGACAGAGCCCTTAGAAGACAACAAGAATCTTACCCTGTTAACCTTACCGACTTCAGCATTATCAATTAATTTTTGACTTGAATACTGTTCTGTTGAAACCCAACCATTCATATTCTCTAATGTTGGAAGCAAGTCTGTGTGACCCAAACCTACATATGCATTAGGAACCGGAGATGTTCCAAATTTATTAGCAGCATCAATTGAATCTGCAACTGTTTTTGCATCATTTGACATTAAAGACTTAACAACGTCTTGAACATCGGTTAAAGCCATTTCTGTAGGAGCATCACCATTAACACCGCCAACAGAATTTATAACAAATGCAGTAGCCGATAAATAATCACGAATTAACTCATCTTCAGTAAATCTCATGCTTCGACCTAAAAGACGAGCTCTTTCATTTAATACTGGAGATTGTGACGTTAAATCCACCTGATCATTAACCTCTACCCATTGACCATAAAAGCTAAGCTCTGCGTCAATATAAACAGAAGACATTGATGAATTAGGAGGTGTTACCCCTGTGTTACCTAATGGAACTTTTGCTACTGATAAATCATCATAACGTTCCATTCTTATCTTATCACCACTACGAGCAGCAAGATTCTTTTTCATAGCCAACTTAGTATGAATCAAATTTGGCTGTGCCATCGCTAATAATAAGCGATCATAATAAATCTGTACTGGAGGAGGTAAAATACTTGTAGTTACTCTTGCCATAGATATTCCTTGAGTAAAAAAACATAAATAAATACATTTAAATCTCAAGTCGGACGATACTTGAACGCGCGAAAAGCGCTACAGTCCTAGGTTTGCGAGACCCATTTTCAGCAACGACTAGGCTTGCGAAACCACCTTCAACAACTTTAGTCATTAAAACTATAACAAACATAAAACTATAATTGCAATATAAAACCCCAGCCTTAAAGCTGGGGCAGGATAAACACTAAAGAAAGGAGACTGTTTAATGTTTTTTAAATATTTTTAGAATACTCCATCGATTGCTTCAATATAGCATTTCTAACCTCTTTGTTTTCCAGATCAGAATAATCAGAAGCATGGGACAACGGAGAACTACTCTTTATCGCAGAAGACGGTATAGGCTTAGACATATTCTGCTGAACATGAGCCTTTTGAGTAATTTGATCATCATTTAAATGTAATCCAAATTTTTTAATAATATTATAAGCAGAAACACCAGTAGAATAAATATCTTTACCCTGATCCAACGTTTGTGCAACTTCTGGAAATCTTTCCTGCAAGACTGCGATAGACTCTTCATTCACAACACTGTTAAAATCTTGATACTTTGTCTGTAATTTTAAACGCTGATTATTACCCTCGTTTTGAGCAATGTATTGCTTAATCTGCTTCAACTCTTTAGTTGTGTCATCCTCATAGTCAAAATCTTCTTCAGGCTTGTTTTTAGCATCCTCAATCTGCTTTAACTTCAACTCAAGAGCTTCTTTCTCCTGCTTAAGCTTTCTCCTTGATTCCCTTAAAGCACGAAGATTCTCCTCATTCTCATTCGACTTTATAGGCTCAGCCTTAACAGTTTCTTCAACCTGCTCTTGTACCTGAACATCTTCTTGCTGAGGCACATCCTCTTGAACAACTTCTTCTAAATTATTTTGATTTTCTAATATCTCTTCTGACATATTACCCCTTTATTTCCTTGTTTAACTTCTTCATGCGAATATACATACTACCATCTGAAAAATCAATTACATATGGCAACAAAGGATCGTTTATATGATTTAAATCATGACGATTAGCATAAAGATCGTTACATATTTTTTTTGATGGCACTACCCATATAAACTCTAACTCGTCTAACTTGTGATTGTATTTATATACTGTTTGATCGTAACTAGGAGTAGGACACGTAAGCCTAGGATAAAAATAATTCCTTAAAACAGTAGAGATTAACTTTTCCGGTTTAGTGCGTATCTCAATAAAGAAATCACCGTCAAACGCCTTAACGCCTCTTTTTGCAGACTCTTCCAAGTTAGCCATATAGTCTTTATGTAACGTATCACCTAACTCTTTAACATCTACAGTATCAAAGTTGGGCTTGGCAGCAATATCTATATACTGCTGCCCTATATTAGTTAACTTCTTTGTCTTTTGGTTTTTTATCTTCTTTTCTTTCATTTGGCCCCAAAAAGAAATTGATTAGTATCTTTAATATCTTTCTTATAACTCTTTTTATCTTTTTAGTATTACTCATGTTATCCCTTCAAGGACTATAAAGTAGGTTTTCTAGATTCTAAGCCAGCATCGGTTTTATCTGTAGCTCCAGATAATATGGCAGCTCCAATCTTCTCCGTCTTATTGTCTTTACTTGTTTGACTCTTAACCAACCCAGAAAGAGAAATAAGCTTAGTCAGCTGATCAATATCAACGTCATCTATTTCTTGTAAAGTCTTAACAAGGTTTAACATCGACTGTGTTTTATCTTTTTCTGCCTCAAACTGTCTTTCTTGCATCAACCCAACGTTACTAAATACCCTAGACTGTCTTTCATCCGCAAGTGCAAGGTCAGATTCAACCTTAGCCTTGGCAAGCTCCGTCTGAGCGGTCTGTAACTGTTGTTGAATTTGAGTTTGTTCCTGTTCTGCTTGCTGTGCCGCCTGTTGTTGTTGAGCAATCTCTTGTATCAAGTCAGTCTTGTTCTGAATAGTAGCTGCCTCAATAAGAGTAGAATCTGGAATAGCTACGCCCAGTTCTTTTAATTGTAATAATTGAGCAAATTCTGTTTGTTTTTGAGTAGTTGTATTAAACCCTTCCTCAATTGCAGCGTCATACTTACCAAAAGACTTATTATAAAACTGGTCAGTAGGCTCTTCTTCGATAATTCTCTTAATCTTTGCTGCCGAGTAATTTGATTGTATGGCATTTAATGTAATAGACCCTAAAATCTTTTGAGACCTATCTAATTGATCAAAAAGAGTTTGCAACGTTGTTAAACCAGCGCCCTGCCTAAGCATAGAAAGTATTCCAGCCTTATCGTCAACCGCTGAACCTAAAAGCTCCTCATTCACACCAGATATTTCCATAATCTCTCTAGCTAAAAGCTCTGAAAGCTGCATCATTGACGGAGGTATCTGCGCAGGTTGAATAGGCACCACATCAGAAATTTGTGCGCTATTCTTAAGAGCTATTCCTTTACCTTGACCTGTTTTAAATACGTCGTCTGGATCGACAAGTGCATCTTCTTTATAAATAAATCCTGAATTAGCTTGAGACTCAAGTATATCTAGTTCAATATTTTTTCGTCTATTATATAGGTATTGCGCGTCACGCAATCCTCTTACCATTCCCTGCATCTTTAACGAATACTGCTGAGAATTAGGATTAAAATACCCAAAAACAGGAACCATTGGATAAGAGTCTATTCCTAGAGGGTTTCTATCATCAAAAATTAAAACACCTTGTATTAATATAGCCAACTTAACAGATGGAATATCTATCTTAGAAGCTGTTATAGAAGGATAAAGCCTTAAAAACTCTCTTAACTGATCAGAATCCTCGGAACCTTGCCACTCCATAGACTCTCCAGTTTGAGAATCGATAAGAATAGTCTGCTTACGAGAATCCATATAGTAAAATTCGTCATAAGATAGTAAGTTTTTACGATGGATATCGTTAGACTCAGGCATAAATGTAAACATATTGTCTATAACCTGTGTTGATATCTCTTCTATCTGCTTCTTCTTTTCAGGAAACAAAGATACGGCCTGCTTCCTTGTAACAAAACTTCTTTTCCATATAGCGCTACAATCAGAAAGGTCTGGCTTCTTAAAATACGGATCAACAATAAAAGAGTTGTAAGAAAGATAATCAACCTTTAAGGATCCACATACCGGATCCAACCTATAATCATTCCATAAATGCAAAAATGATAATCCAGTTATCAATGCATCGTTAAATGCATCAGAAATCGTTTCTAAGACATGTTCTTTTCTATGTATATGAGATATTACCTTTGAGTATTGATCCGATGTTTTTTGGTCTCCATTTTCAACAGGTATAACAACAGTAGATTTTCTTGATTTACGCTGATGACCAGAAACCATGTTGATAACTCTTTTTATTCTATTAAAATTAAAAAGATTTCGACGTCTTACTGGTTGTTTA